TGTTTCACTACGCTGTCAACTGCACTCTGCATTAAAGGCCAGAATGAGATCTTTGATATGATATGTGAGAAGCGCTTATTTTGGCAATGTCATGGATGTTTTCAGGAATCAATTTCAGGATTCAAAAAAGTTGCACGATTTGGTACTGTTGATGGTAAAATTGATAATGTTCTGTTGTTTGAGTGGCAGTATGTTGGACAGTTAGCTGGTCGATTAACTGGCGAAATGTACCTTGATGTCGACGGAATGCTCGGTAGGACTAATTTTGAAGACCTGGTTGTTGATAATTCTTGCAGTGGTTTGCGTTCTGAGTTTGATAAACGTTTTGATGCTTTGATTAAACGCGAAGGCGAAAGGTTCGGTTACTTAGCTGCTGCATCACGGCGATCTAGTGGACGTGATGTAGTGAAAAATAATGAAGGTGCTTTGACAAGAGTTCCAACAGGTTCGATATCTAACGCTGCTGTCCCGAGTGAGTGTTTTTCGGAAATCGAGAAAAGCTCAATTAATAAGAAACTAGCTTTTGCATACATGAAGGAGAAAGATAGATTAAAGTTGCGTGGAATGTTTGCAAAATGCATGTCCGAGCTCATTGAGAAAAACGAGCTTGGGAAAGTGAGAGCCCTTGCACCAGGCGAAACAGGATTATACGATGCGAGCACCACTCTTTCTGCTTATGGCGAGAGTGCCTTCTTGGCAGGAATGAAACATTGTCCGCTGATGTACTCAGAAGCAAAGAAAATGAAAGTTGAGAGGACACATCAAGAGTGGAGTGAAATTGCATATGTAGCCAATCGTGATTTTAAGGATTACAATAGGTGTCATAAACTGAGTCGCATGAAGATGTTTTATGTTGCCGTTAAAGACGAACTCGAGGCGCAAGGAGAAACCGAACTTGCCAAAGAAGCTGAGTACTGTGCTATGTGTATGGACAATGTAGGAGTCGTTTGGAAAGGTAAGGAGCACAAATGGCAATACGGAATGCAAACCGGATGGCGACATACAATGCTGTTCAATATAATGTTTAATGTACTTAGTGGCCAAGTTGCTGGAGAAATGGTTGAGGAACAAGGACTGGGTGAGAAATATGAGGCACACTATCAAGGTGATGATAGTGCAGAATTTTGGAGCGGAGTCTTGTGTGGTCCTATGGTTCAGTCTATATTAGATGCTGCTGGTCAAGCTGGACAGGCTAGTAAACAGCATTTTGCCAGGGATGTCGGTAGCTGGACTGAGTTCTTACGAGTGCTAAGCGACAAAAACACTGTGCAAGGGGC